TATACATCTACATGACACTTACAATTAGGACATGATAAATTAGTAACCATGCCATAAGTTTCATCGTCTTCTATGTCATGATCTCCACCCCATATTAATTCTGTTTTACAATGCCAACAATTCATTATTGACCCCAACTTTCCCCAAGATCTATATCTACCTTGGATGGTACTTCTAACTCAACACATGTTTCCATAATTTGTTGAATTTCTTTTGCTTGTTTTTCATCTTTTACAGAACAATCTAATTCATCATGTACTTGTATGTGTGGAACAATACCTGTTTGCTCATATACATCTACCATGGCTTTTTTCGTTTGATCTGCAGCTGATCCTTGAATTAACCTGTTTAAAGCTTTGTAAGTACCAGCACGCTTAATTGCATCCCCATACTCTACCTTCGCTTGATTCAATGGTAATGCTTTATGCACACCCCATTGTGTAGGTTCCCACAAATCAAATCTACATTTACGACCAAGTAATGTACGAATAATACCTTTAGTATTAGCTCTGTTCATGACAGCTTCCAACATACCTTGCATAAATGGTACACGTGCACGGAAATCAGCAAGCATTTTTTTTGCCTCCGGAGGATCAATATCTAATTCACGAGCCAATTTATTATAACCCATGCCATACATAACACCTAAACCTATGGTCTTAGCTAATCTTCTTTCAACTCCTGCCATGTCTGCTGTTTGTTGATGAAAATCTAAATCTGATTTTTGGTACGCTTCTTTTACTTCCTTAGCACCTAACTGATTAACAAGACAAGCCCAATGTGTTAATAGCCTGGGCTCTTGCTGCGAGTAGTCTGCTTTAAGCCAATACTGTCCCATCTCCGGAATAAAAAGCTTTCTAATCTCTTTAGCAAACTGTCCTCTGCTTGGCACTTGTTGTAAATTAGGATGATTATAAGAAAATCTACCGGATACAGTTCCTCCACTATCAGATCGTATTTGATTAATATGTGCATGAATTCTACCATCATGTGTATGATTTAATAGTCCACCTAAAAATGTACCACGTAATTTATTTAACTCACGTGCTTGCATAATTAAACGAGGTAACTCATGGGGATGATCTGTTAAAAACATTTTAGTAAACGAAGGTGCATCTGTTTTAGATGTACGCTCATATGGTAAATTAAGAGCATCAAAAGCTTTAGAAATAGAAGACGCGGCCCATATTTCAATATCAAGATTAGTAAGATCTTTAATACGTTTCATTAATTTTTTCTCTTTATTTCTAAATTTATCATTTAAAATAAGACAACGATCTTGATCAAAACGCACACCATTACGTGTCATTTGAAAAATAACGTGGATTAATTTACACTCTACATAATAAACTGTTTCTAAATTATCTTTTACTATTTCCCAGGATAACTTTTCATATAATTTATAAGTAAGATCTGCGTCTGCTTCTGCATACTCACCGACAAATGTAGCTGGTAATTTATACATCTCTGATTTTGGATCTACACCAAAAGCTTCTGCTGCTTCTTTAAGTTTAGTTTCATTTTTAAACTCACCTAAATACTCATGTACAATACTATTTAATGTATAAGAATATCTATTCTCATCAATAAGTGCTGCAGCTACCATGGTGTCATGAATACGTCCTTTAACAGATATACCCATTGTCCATAACCAACCAATATCATATTGTGCATTGTGAAAAACTTTTTCAATTGATTCATCTTCACATATAGATTTGATATATTTTGTAATTTTTTTTTCATCCATGTTACCCCCACCATCGTGTGCAATGGGATAATAAGCTTTAAAAGATGCGGTGGCTATTGCTATACCTATTACTTTTCCTCTACGCATGGGCCAACCTGGTCCATGTTTAATTAATTCTGGATCACATGTTTCTAAGTCAATAGCAATGCGACCTTTAATTTCCGGATATTCTGTGGGTTCTACCCACTGTGATGTTACTGATTTAAATAAGTCCTGCGTCACCGATTTCTCCTGCTATTGCTGCATAACCTACCATGTCGATAAAGTTATCAATGTTAAACTTCTCACCTTGTGTGCTTCTAGATACTTTTAATAATATCATCATTATGGCGACATCCTGTGCTGTAATGTTAGCCATTGGTCGTAATTTGCTATCTAAAAATATATTCCAAAACTCTGCAATTTCAGCATGATTTTTAAATGCATCTCCATGTGTCTCATTTCTATCTTTAGAAATAAGTTCATTAGCTTTTGCTAATATTTCTTCTTTACTCAAACTCATATAATAAATCCTCCATCTCTTTGTGGTTGTACTATGTGTAGCTCGTTACGAGCACGTGTAGCTGCTACATAAAATACACGGCATTCATCATCTGAATCTTTTTCCATTGCTTCTTGTGACTTTCTTGATAAGTCTGTAAGCAACATTACATTGTCTGCTTCTCCTCCTTTAGCACCATGAATAGTACTTAAATGAATTTTAGGGTCACTCTTTGTAAAATCCCTGTTCCTCGTTTCAATAGATCTTAGAAATTCTTTATCACGCGTGCCTACTTTATCAAACGCTACATCCCATGGTCTACCTCCTACAAGAAGTCCGTGATCCGTGATCAAATCGTTAAGCTCATAGTTCTCTCGGTTTGCTGTTTTAAGATTCTTATGACCTCGCTGTATTCCTATTTCTGAAGACATATAAGAGTATATATCTTTAACTTCTGATAATTCTATATTCTGTCCTTCATTTAATTTCTTCCATGCACTTGTAGCTGTTAATAACTTCTGCGATATAGGCAGGCGATTATTTCTTTTATAAAATAAACCTTGCAACCGTATGTCACGCTCAATCTCATCAAGTAAATAATTAGTTCTTGCCATAATAAGCCAGTTATCATCACCAACATTTACACTGTCCGGATATGAATGATACTGAACTAACCCATCATTCTTTGTACCATTCCAAGATTTGTTAATACGGTTTTTAACACGTCCTATTATTCCTTGGGAACAATTTTGTATAAGCCTTGAGCATCTATAAGATTGTTGTAATACTTTTCTTTCACCAGGTAATCCTATTAGATGTTCAACATCTGCACCTGCCCAACGGTAAATAGCTTGATCATCATCACCACTTATGTACACTTGTTTGGCATTTTGACATATTTTATGTACCATACGCCATTGTAAAGCGCATAAATCTTGTGCTTCATCTATAAAAACTACATCTAACTTTGGAACTGTTCCAGATTCAACATACATTTCTATCATATCTGTAAAATCTAATATTTCTTTTTTCTTTTTAAATTCTTCCAAAGAACGTTCTGCTCTTAAAAGTGCGTGCCAAGATACATCTAAATTAGAATTATTATAATGTTTTTCCAAAGCCATACATTTCATACGTGCTAAATTAACTTCTGATAAGAGCTGGTTATCAACTGTAAATACTCCACCTGCATCTACTCCATCAGATACAGATCCTAAATCCATACCAAATGTTTGACCAAACTCTTTATAATTATCACTCGACATCACCTCTGACTTTGTTAATCCTAATTGTTGAAATGCAAATGAATGTAAAGTTCTAAAATATGGAAGATGTTGCTCTTCCAAATTAAATTGTTTCATTGCCCGGTCTCTCGCTTCACTAGCTGCTTTCTTTGTAAAAGCGACGAATGCAATACGATCCGGCGGCGTACCTATCGCTAACTCTTGCTCCACTAAATTTAATAAGTTATGTGTCTTCCCGGTTCCTGGTGGTCCTAGTATAATTTTAGTTTTCATTTCTAATTCTTTTCTCCTCTATTCGATGGCAATTAGCGCATAACACAATGCACTTCTTCCATTCTTCTCTTATCTTTTTAAATTGTCTCATGCTCGTTCTCCAATAACTTGATACGTTTTGAAATTTATCCGCTCTGTCAACATGATGAAAATCTAATGCTACAGGATCTTTATTATATCCACAATGATCACACCCATATTTCATTTTTTCCTCACCAGTTAACCTACTTATTAAATTATATATTTTCTTTTTATATATTTTCTTTTTTTCTATTGTCCTTTTAAAAGATTCAGGGCTTCTAAAATCATCTGCATAAGTTCCATCTGATTTTTTTCTACCATATCTTTTTCCTATCCACACATGACCATCTTCTCTTGTATCGCCGTATTTATAATTAGAATGGGGCACCATCAACCTCCTTTATGTCAAATGCTGAATCTTGTTGTTGATAAGCAGGCACACCCCACACACGAACAGTTCTACCTTTAAGATTATACTTCTCGCTCTTACCATCTAATCTACGTAAAGCTTGTACAAGTTGTCCTGTATTATAATGTGTAAATTTATTTCTAGTAAGATAATCTAAAAGATCTTTTAAACGAAACCACGTAATACCATTTTCCGTCCAGGGTTTACGTAATAATAATTCATCTCTATTCTGAGCCTGGGCACGGTCGGTGCAAAACTCCTGGAGGAAAGCTTCAAATTGACCTGCCACAGACCCATCGTCAGACACAGGAATCTTAATAAGATTAATAAATAATCTTTCAATGTTTTCCTGCCATACTGATTGTTTTACAAGAGGAGGCATAGTATTCAAAGAATTCATACATTTCTTTTGAAACTTTGTTTGAATTTGCAATTCCTCTGTTTGTAATTCCATACGTGCATCACCTACATTTAAAATCCACACTGGTGGATCTGTTTCCAGTTTAGTTAATGCACTAAATTCTAATGATGTTCCATTGCCCCCAATTCCATGTTTACGTGTTTTACATACTTGCGCATTGCAGTAAGAATTAATTGGTGGTTCCTTACATCTATAATTATAATCTTTTTTCTCTAATTGTTTTTGTACAATAACTACTTCAGAAGCAGCTAATGGTGGATTCATGTATTGTTGATTATGTTTTTCTAATAATGCTTTCCAGTTATCAGCATCTAATTTACGTAAAAAAACTCCTATATTAAATAATCCATTGTTGCGTGTGCCCTCTGGAAATCCTTGTGTGCATAATTGTTGAAGACAAGGAGGACCATCAGGTATGACTTCATCAGATACCTTAATTGCAATTTTGTCTATATTATCTAATGAATATCTATTGTATAGTTCTATGAACTCCAGCAATGAAGCTGCAGTTCCATCATCTTTATAGGCATACCTCGTTGTATTTTTGGCGTTATAATATGGAAGATTTAAAAAATTTCCTAAGTCTCCTTTTTCTATTAATATGGTCGATTGTTTCGGAAATACTTCTACGTCCGCGTATCCTAACGCTGATGCAGCCTCTCGTAGCTTCGCTCTTATCAATTTTGCGGCGATTGGTTTTTTAAGAAATAAAAAAATATGTAATCCACCACTCTTGGAGCGACAAGGCACCAAGGGTAACTGTAAAGTTCTGATATTATTTATTATTTTTCTGTAATCAATAGGATAAGTATCAATATCAATACAGCCCCAACGGGATGTATTATCAGCCATAATAGGAATAATACCCAAGGAAGGCCCTTCACCATCAAGGTGCGCCTGCCATAAGTCATTTGTAACAAGTTTTTTAACAATATAAGATTTACCTTCCTGCTTACCGTCAGCACGCTTCCCTTCGGATTGATGCTGACCATAAGCCACGTCTAAACCTTCAAATATAGATTTGAATTCTTCCACTAAACCTCCAGTTGTGTAGAAGACGTTCCCTAAAAGGGTACGTCTTCGCTTTCTGTTTTGTTAGATTGAGGTGCTACTTTTGTAGGTTCTCCTTCTACGACAGGTTTAGCTTCGACATCTCCTCTTGATGCTGCGGTTGAAAATAATTTAGCTTCGTTATAAATTGAAGCATCTTCCACTTGACCGGCTTTCTCAACTTGATATCCAAACCAGCTACCACGATCATTAGACTCACTAACTGTTGATAGCTTGTAAATAACTGCATAAGTTGGTGGAGTAAAACTTCCCGATGGACCCTCAACTTTTTGAGTTAACATTAGACTATTCCAACGTCTACTCTTTTTTAATTGAGTGGATGTCATACTAATTACAGCTTGGGACCAATTCCCATCTTTATTTTGAACCATTACATAATGGTATGCTGTTGTAGCAATATAATTGCCGTTAGAAAGAACATCTTTATATGTTACTTTGTCACGAGTAGTTTTGCCTAGGATACCACTATCAGCATCATGCATTTCTACTAATCCACCACCAGTTTCACGTGGTTTCCATTCCACATATTTTAGTTGGTAAAGCACTGGTATCACGTTAAGTGAGGTGCTTACTTCTTGTGAAACAGTGTTATAAAACTGTCCCACTTTTGCTCCTTCAACATATTCCGCTTTAGATGGATTAAGTTGAGGGCTAGTTGTTTGTAGTATGTTGATGTAAGGAATCATAACATCTCTTGACATATCAAGATTGCCAAATCCACTTGCATCTTTTGAATCACTAGCAAGAATTGCTAGATCTAACTTTGCTGCTTTCGCAACTGCTTTAGTCTGGGCCATAGGGCTTTTCTCCTTTATTCTTTAATCGTTGTTCTTTGTGCTATATACGCTCCCAATAAATTCAAAGGTATATCATTACCTGCTTCAGTTTGTTCACGTATAAAGGCGCGAAGGGTGGATGGTTCTACCCACTCGCGTTGCGAAGATGGATAACCCTTTTCATTTAAAGTGTTAATCAATCCTCTAGCTTTCTCGTCTTCATCCATCCCAAAGCTACAAGAGACTTGGTTTTTGATTAGATCCCCAAATCCGTTGTCTCTTAACCATTTAAATGCTGCTTCTTTATTTTCATCTTTAATGGAAGCACCATAAAAATTGGAAACTTTTACATGTCTACCATCTTGAAGTTTTAATTCTGATAGACCTACTTCTGTAAAAAGACCAGGTAAAACACTTTCTGACAAATGTTTTTTGTAATCTTTTTTTGTTTTTAATTGTTCTTCTAAATTATTAATTTCTTTTTGTGTATCAGCTACATCATTTGCAACTGCACCAATTTTACCCATGCTATCAAGAGCTGTACTACTAGCATCTTCTTTCATTTGGTTAACTAAACTATTCATTTTTACCTCTCAAGTCTATTTCTATGTCGTAGTATCGTGACTCATTCCGATCCCACCTAAGTACTTTAAATTTGCCTAAATTTATTTCACTGGCAACTGCACCCGCTATAGCTATTATAGCAGGGTCTCCAATTAAAAGCAAGTAGTCATCATCATTAAAATTTTTTAATTCTTGTCTTAATTTTATCGTTACAGGTCCAGACGATAAAACAATATTTTTATTATGTGGTAAAATAACTTTTAAATCACCATACTTTTCAGCAGATCTAAAATTTACACCCATATCTTGTAAAATGTATACGGTCATATTTTCTTCTTTCTTGACAATGCTTGTATATTAATATATACGTCGTGTCAAGAATTAAGAAAGGTTAACATGAATATATTTTTTCTCCACAGGGATCCATCCCGTGCTGCTAAAGCTCAATGTGATAAACATGTTGTAAAAATGGTACTAGAAACTACACAAATGTTATCTACAGCTGCTAGAAGACATGGTTATGATGTAGGTTATATGTCAGCATATCCAAAACACCCAATGACTATTTGGGTCGGTGATACATGGGATAATTTTAATTGGGCTATGATGCATGGTGAAGCATTATCTTCAGAATATACTTTTAGATATAAAAAATTTCACAAATGTCATCAAGTTTTACAAGAAATTTCTTTAGCTGTTAAATTATCTTCTAAAAATATACATGATATTACAACTCCTCCACAATGTATGCCAGATGAATTTAAATGTGATGATTATGTGCGCGCGTACAAAAATTTTTACGTACATAAAATTGGTGATTGGAAATTTCCTCCAAAATGGTTTCAAAGTTTAGACGCAGATCCATACTACGCCAATGTATAAATTTAAAACAGAACCCTATGAGCATCAAAAAGATGCTTTAAAAAAATGCTGGAACAAAGAAGCATTTGCCATATTTGCAGAAATGGGCACAGGTAAAACTAAAATTGCATTAGATAATGCTTGTATATTATATAATAAAGGTAAAATTGATAGATTATTAGTCGTTGCTCCTAAAGGTACATATATGAACTGGGTACAACAAGAAATCCCAGTTCATGTACCAGATTATATAGAAAAAAACGTTCTCGCTTGGAAACCTACTAATAGTGAAAAATATAAACAACAATTAAAACAAATAATTCAATTAGATGATTTTCGTTTAAAAATTATGGTTATGAATGTTGAAGCATTTTCAACTAAAAAAGGTTTAGAATTTGCTAAATTATTTTTGATTGGTAAATCAATGATGATTGTAGATGAAAGCACTACTATTAAAAATCCACAAGCTAAAAGAACTAAATCAATTTTACAATTGAGAAATGAAACTAAATATCGTAGAATTTTAACAGGATCACCAGTAACTCAATCTCCTATGGATCTATGGGCACAAATGGATTTTCTTGATCCAGAAATATTAGGGCAATCTAGTTATTATGCGTTTAGAACCCGGTTTGCCGTGGTCATTACAGCTAATGCCGCAGGTGGAACACACAAGTACCAAAAGATAGTTAAGTTTAAAAACTTAGCACAATTAGGGCAACTTGTATCACCACACTCATACCGTATATTGAAGAAAGACTGTCTTGACCTACCAGATAAGGTATATACTAAAAGAGAAGTAGAATTAACTGATGAACAACAAAAAGTTTATGGTGAAATGAAAGCTAATGCCATAACTATGTTATCAACAGGTGAAACGCTTACCGCTGTCAATGTTTTGACACAATTAATACGATTACATCAAATTACATGTGGTCATATGAAAACTGATGCAGGAGAAACAGTGCAATTAAAAAATAATCGTTTATCTGAACTTATGCAAATATTAGGTGAAACTACAGGGAAAGTAATTATCTGGGCTAATTATATACATGATATTTTATCTATTAAAAACGCAGTAGAAGAAGAATTTGGATTAAACTCTTGTTGTACTTATTATGGAGGAACAAAAACAGAAGATCGACAAACGTGTATTAATAATTTCCAAGATGAAAATAATCCTGTTCGTTTCTTCATAGGAAACACACAAACAGGTGGATATGGTATTACATTAACTGAAGCTAGCACAGTTATTTATTATTCTAATAATTATGATTTAGAAAAAAGAATACAGTCAGAAGATCGTGCACATCGTATAGGACAAAAAAATAAAGTTCTTTATATTGATCTTGTAGCCAAAGGGACTGTAGACGATAAAATCATACAGGCCCTTCGGAACAAAGTTAATATCGCCAATGAAATCAATGGCGAAGATTTAGCTAATTGGATTTAATTTTTATTTGTTTAGGTTTTTCAGACTCTGGAACTTCTCTGTGGTAATTCACAGTTAATATTCCATTTTTAAGATCTGCATCATCAACTATTACATGTTCATGTAATTGAAAACGTTTGGCAAAATTTCTTTCAGAAATACCTTTGTGCCATGCGTTATCCTGGTCTTTCTTTTCTTTTTTACCAGTAATTGTAAGCAGATTATCTTTAACCTCAACGTTTAAATCATCTTTGGTGAACCCTGCCAACGCCATTTCAATGACACCTTTTTCTTCGTTGCCGCGTATGTTGTATGGTGGGTAAGTAGAAACTGTTTTGAAATTATCAAAAAAGTTGTTGTGGTAACCAAGAAAATGGTTACGTAATATATCAAGCTCATTCATATAAACCTCCTATTAAAGCAAGATTAGTAGGACCCATTATGGCATCCTATATGTATTATATAATGGTTTCGTTGTATAAATCAAGCTTTTTCATAAAAGAATCTGAAGCTCGTGTAAATTTTTCACCTGTTAACTCAAATCGTTGAAACGTTAAATCACGGGAACACATAAGAACTACACCTTGGTCTATTTCAGTGTTAAATAGTGCGTTATGTGCCTGGGCATACGCTGCAAGCTGCATGAGGTAGTCTTGTATCCATTCACGTTTCTTGGGTCGATTAGTTTGTTTAAAATCTATAATAGCTGGACGTCCTTTGTACATAGCAATCATGTCTGCTGTTCCTGCGTATTTGCCAGGATTATATAAATGTACTTCGGATCCCCATATTTCTGTTATGTCTTTAAATGCTTCTTCAACAATTTTTTTAGCCATTTTTTCTGCTTGTATGCCTATTTTTGTTAAATCTTTATACTTTTCTCCGTTCACTAAACGTTCTATATATAGGTGGAGCGCGGTGCCAATCTGGCCAGAATCACGAATAATTTTTTCAGCATTTGCTTCTCCCACCTTAGCACGCCATTGTTTTAAAAACGATTTGTCTTTTGTTTTATTTAAAATAGTTGTAACAGATGGTAAGCTTTCACCATCAGGTGTAAGATATAATCTAGAATCTCCGTCTTGTCTTTTAAGTTCTGCGTAATTATATTTCTTAATTATTTGCACTGCTGCTTATACCACACAATCCCTCATGTGTCCAGCCATCTCTTGTGCCCGGTTAGGAGTCTGCTTTGCCCAACGTGAGTCAAGCATCTGGACGGACGCCTCGTGATAATTTGGTGGATCCTCACGAAGCGCTGCCCACATTTTTCTAAACTTGGAAACTCCTGTCCCCCCAAGCTGAAAAATCATTTCACAGATAATAGTTTTTGCATCATCTGAAATCTTTAATTCCTGACACATATCATGTGTTTGATCAATTGCTGATTGTAAATCTTTTTCTAGTATGTCTTCTAAATATTCCTGATCGTATTTTTTACCATCTTCCCAATGGTCTTCTACACATAAGTGGCCGTAGCCCACGGTTCTCTTATTTAGGGTATCTAAATAAACGGTGTCTCTAAACCCTTCGTGTTTCTTAACTGATTCTAATAATTTATCGTAGTTCATTACATCATCGCCGTATAAATTGCTTTAAGAATTAAACCTAAAACTCCAAAGGAAACTGTCCATACAATTTTAAAGATTGTATCAATCTTTTCAGAAAGATGATGAATATGATTGTCCAACTTTTGGTTAATCAGTTTTAATTCGCCATCAATTTTAATAATAGCTTCGCGGTTTTGAATCATTTTTTCTTCCTCTGTCATTATAATACACTCATTATGCCACCTTCTTTAGCTTGTTTTAAAAAAGGATTGTCGTTCATTGATGTTTGGGGAGCCGTATACTTCCCTTGGTTATTCATTATAGGATTCATTTGCATTAGTCCGCCACCAGCTGCATAACGTGGTTGTCCTGCATTGTAAGCAAGTGCTGCGTCTGTATCGCCTGCGTATAAAGCTTGTGCTGCTTGTGGGTTCATAACATTACTCGCCATTAAAGAGGAACCAGTTTGATTTGCTGAAAGATTTGCTTGTGGTTCCATGCCTGCATCTGGTACAACATCTGCTGGAAGTGCACTATCAGGTTTATTTTCAAACATTTTTTCCATCATTGATGGTTCAATTGCATCCAATGTATCAACTACATTTTTACCTGCATCTGCTACGTTTCCTGCCATGTTAGAAATTTGTCCCATTAAATCTTTAGGACGGTTCATCATTTTACCTGTGTTATCATAGTAACGTTGTTCATTTTCCAATTCTGCTAATTCTTTATCAAAGTCTTGCCATTCTTCTGGATACATACGTACTAGTTTTTGAAAGTTTAATACACGTAAAGCTTCTGGTAATGTGTCATCAATAGTATTCATGTACACACGCATGGACACTGGGTTTGTTAATACCCCGGCCATGTACCTCGCACCCCACGCCAATGCTGCAGTCTTTATATAACCAGGAAATAATGCTCCTGCCGCAGCTGCACCTGCTGTCTTCGTTTGTATTCCTAAAGCAGATTGTGGTAGTGCTGATTTAATAGATGAACGAACGCCACCCATTACTGCACGACGTTGCATGAATGTACTAATCTCTGGTATACCATTCTTGGCAGCTGATTCCATAACTGTAGAAAAATCTGTTAACATCTGGTGTGTTGGTAAACGATCAGCCACTGTTTTTGTTAAACCTTCGCCAGCTTCTATGCCAGCTTCTCTTAATGATCTTCCGTAAAGATCTTCCATAAATTCTTTTTCGACACCAAACTCATCAATGTATTTTGCTTTTGTTGTTATTGGTCCTGGTAATGCTTCTTTAAAGAAACCACCTAATTCTTTTCCAGCCTTGCCTAATCCTAAAGATTTTCTAAATGCGTTAGCATCAAAAAATTCTGCACCTTCTTTTGAAATAATTGATTCATTAAACACGTTAGCAATATGTACACCTAATCCTTTATTGTAAGCTTTATCACCAACAATATTTCTAAGTGCTTTAATATTTAACTCTGCTAATGATGGATCTTTTTGTGCTGTATCTATTAATGTTTTCCATAAACTATGTGATGCACGTACAGGATCATTTGATATGTTTAGTGCAAACCCATTACGTTGAACTTTACCAACTGTTTGTCCTACATCTGTTCCCCAGATCAACATGCCATTACTAACAAAATCTTCATAGTCTTTCCATAAACGGTGTACTTCTGGTGCACCACTCTTGCTTAATGATCCAAGATCTGTTTCCCATGCACGCATAATATTAGCAACATCATCGGAAAGATTCCCGTATGCACCTTTCTCTAAACTACCACGCATGGCATCCATTTGTGCACGAAGACCATACATTTGATCAATGGTCCTTGCACCTGTTGTTGTATTTAAAACTTGTTCCTTTAAAAATTTAATCAATGGTGCTGGTACAGATGATGCAACTTTATCTGCTATTTCCTCACCACCTCTTCCGGATCTTGTTGAACCAGGTTTGGCTGTTTGTAATGTATCATCGTAAAATTGTACAATTTTCTTTGCTGTTTGAACGAGTGTTTTATCATCAACAACTGCACCATATTCTTTTGCTGCTTTAAGTAATTCTTTTTCTTTTTGTTTTGCTACATCACCAAATCCTTTTAAAGATTTTCTTGATAATTTTTTAAAGTCAACACCCATTTCTTTTGCGCTTTGGTATGGTGCTAAACGTCCAATCATCTCATCACCAATGTCCATGAGATCATCCATCTTTCTTGCAATGTTTTTATATGCCAGTGTTCCAAGGAATGGTGCACGGCCAAATGTTTTCATTAAACCTGCAAGCATTGGAGATCCAATTTCATGTCGTCTTATATTCGTACCCGCTATTTCATCAAGCTCTGGCCAAAATCTAGACTGTTTAAATTCATCTGGACCTAACCAATTCAATGCTTTTGATTTAGCTATTTTTGTGTATGCTTCATTAAACTTTGGTATCATTCCTAAGATAGGCATACGAAGAACAGCTTTTTCACCATTAGCTTTTGTTCCTAACTCTTTATATAATCGTTGTTCCGCATTCATTATTTCTTCACCACTTAGTACACCTTTACCAGCAGGTTGCTTGAACATTCTGAATACATTTCCTCCAGCAAGATTACGAAGACCATAGTATGCTGGACGTGCTCCAAAGAATGCAGTTCCTATTGCACCATCAAGTGCCATTTCTTTTGCCGCATTTACAGCACGTGTTTTTTGATCAGGACGATTAATTCCTTTTGGTCCAAAAGTTAAATCTTCAGGAATAAGTTTTGATAATAACTTAGCTTGTTGGCTATCACTTTTTGCCATCCAATTTTTAGCTTTACCTGCGTTTGACATTATATCTAACGCTACTTCATACCCGTAATCCATTAACCCTGTACCAGCCATGCCACCAAGAACAGCGCCACCAGCTCTTGCCCACCAAGGACCTTTAGTTGCACGTGCACCTTTCGCTGCACCTTTTAAAAATTTCTTAGCCCACATTTTTTGACCATACTTATATCCTTTTAATGATCCACCAATACTTCCTGCCATTAATGATCCTGTTCCTATAACAGGATAAGGATCAGGTGTATTTGTCCATGTGCCTGATGCATCATAATTAGAATATGCTTGTGGTCCTACGTCTGTTAAATCACCTTCATTTAAACCAGATGAAAAAAGCATTTCTCTTCGCATATCATCTACTTGTTCTAAATATTTTTCATCACCTGTTTCTTGGTATTTTTTTACACCTTCTTGTGTCAGTATTAAAAGATTATCTTTAACTTTATCACGCTTCATTCTATTAAGACGCATGTTTTCCATTTGCACACCACGTTTTTCACGGTCTGCTGGTGTCATCATCCAATAGTTATCTTTACCAAATAAATTTTGTCCTTTTATTTTTGGTGTAAGTATATTTCCTAAAGTTTGAAACGGTGCTAAAAGTGGATCGGCAATGTATTTCTTTTGCGCAGCACGATTCTTATCAATAATCCTTGAAGCTTCTGTTTGCGGAATACCACCTACAGTAGTGCTTGTAAATGTTTGATCCGCTGGACCACTAACACCAGGTGTTGTATCCCTAAAAATATCCGCTTCAAATTCTTTATATGTTTTAACCATTATTCAAATACATCCATATCTAGTCCCCATTGTTCTGCATACTTTTGTAAAACAGAATTTGATTGTACCATGTCTTCATTATAATCTTGTTGTATGTTTCCTTTGTTTCCATGATCCCATTTAATATATGAATTACCACCCGATACATCTGGGATACTAGAATAATTTGCAGGGTCACGTTTTCTTAAATCATAATAAGCATTTTCAAAATCACCAAAATTTACACTACCAAAATCAACTGGTGAATAAGTTAAATCACCACGTCTGTTTGCTAAATCTTGATCATTAGTTAAACCACTTGCTTCCATCGCACGAATCATATTGCTATGCAATTGTGTATAAATTTTCATGTAGTTATTAATTACTTGTTTCGGTGAGTTAGAACGATTGAGAACACCTGTTAATGCTGTGTCTGAAAATGATCTACGTAAAACGTCTGCTAACATACGTCCTGTTGGCTGTCTGTCTCTTGCCAACATTAATCCAAGTGTTGTCTCGAACGTTTCAAGTGAACTTTTTCTTGGATCTAGTAATATTTTTTCCAAAGAAGATTTTGTAAAGAAGACTTTTGGATCACCAGCTTCTGATATAATATCTCCTTCTATATTGTAGCGAAGATTATTTTGACTGTATTGGTTTTTATGATCAATAAAGACAGGGACCATTTCACCATTAAAGTTAATGGTACCATTGCTATCAAAAACAGTAAACTCACCAAACTCATTGTTGATAATATCTTTTACCATTGTTTGATAACGTTTATCAAATTCACCATCATTTGCTGCTTGTTCAACAAGTTCTGCTAATGGACCAAATTTTCTTCCAAGTTCACCTTGTACACCTATAAGATGTTGATTGTTAATAATTGTAGGCATAACAACTTCAGCCAATTCTTTAATACCAC